AACATTTATGGACAACCGAGTTGACCATTACCTAGGCTACCGTAGCGGCATTTTTGACCGCTGTGTGATGTCGGCTGTTCGCTGCGAGTTGCCGTCGATATTCGCAAACGATTTTGATAACGGCATTATCCGTACACCGACGATGGCTCATTGGGGAATATGCAAGTATGGAAAGGATGTTCGTAAACTTTATTCAAAGAAGTTGACTTCAATCATAGATGTTCCTACATCCGATATTCCGATGACGAAGAACAACCTTAGAATATACGATGCATACTCTAAGCTTCTTCCTTTGTTTGGAAATTTCAAAACATTAAATTTACAGCAGAAAATAACTACGTTAATAAAGTAGTTTTATTGTTTTGCATTTTGTGGGGCTGGGATAAATCCCCTATTTTGTTTGATTCTCGAATTGAAGTCGTATTCATCCTTTGCATTAAGGGCCTCGTAACTGTTACGAGTGTTAAGCATAGTCTTCTTTGTTCTTTCCCAGAACCTTAGGTTGTAGTCCAGAGAAGTTTCTGAGGAACCTACTGTTGCCTGAGTTACTGTAGTATTGTCGTGCAGACCACGGTCGCTCTTCTTGAATGTTCCATTGAGTGGGTTCGGAACCTTGAACTCGACACTGAACGAAGCGAGGTCCATGTTGGTGTTGTTCGGGTCAATCGTAGGTGCAGCGATAAGCACAACTGAATTGTATTCGGACATCTGGATAACATCAAGATTCGTCCTAGTACCTGGGTCGTAAGAAAGCCACGGGGCGGTTGATGCTAACGCTTCCTTGTTCATGTCAACTGCCCAGTCGTCAGCGGTAGCACCGTTAAGAAGTTCTACCGAGATGTCAATCTTATGGAAACCAGACTTTGGTCTCAACACGAGAGGAGAAATCTGCGAGTTGAACATTGCGTTGAAAAAGTTGAACCACATCAGGTACTGGTCATCAACTACGGTCAATGTGAGCTGGCCAGGTTGTACCCTCTTTGGCATGTTGAAAGTCAAGTCCTTCATGCTGTCAAGCGAGTCGATTTGTGCCGTAGTCAAAGTTGGCTTCGGAAGCGTTATTGACTTGCAGTTCCATAACATGTTAAGGATTCGCTTTTCGTTATCCCAGTGGTCGTCGATGAAATTGCTGAACTTTTTCATCAGGTACGCAGAACCGTTGAACAGCTTCGGTGCATTCGTATATTTGTCGCCCGCACAGTTAACCTGCATTATGGTCAACGCCTTCTCCACATACTCACCACTGAACCCTATATGGAACTTGTTCGGGACAAATCCTTCTGCATGTGCAAAATACTTTTGAAGGTAGCTGTCCGATGGAAGCTCCGTATTGTGCATCACGGGTGTTACGTGGGTGACTTGGTTATATGGAGTAGACGGTGTACTTGCCATAAGCGCTCCTAGTATGAGTTACTGTTTTCTCCGCCAGTAACTACACATATAGCTGACATAAGCGAGTTGGGGTCGGGGAGGCGGATAATCCTCTTAATCTGGTAATTGAACGACATGGTGAACTTCAACGCCTGAGCACTGCCTGGAGTTACTTGCAATCCACTTATGCTGGTAGGGAAACAGCGGTAGTAACGAACAATCATGTGATGTTGGGCCCTGTCGTCTCCGAAGTGGAAGTCGATATGGGGGATGAACATCAGCCTGTTCCTGTACCTGTGGTCGTAGCCGTAGACCCTGTGGTTATGGTCTAGTATAGGGAATGCGTCCGTCTGACCGCTCTGGATTGTTTCCATGTAGCGATGAAGCGCCCAGTAGTTCTCGTAGTAGTCGTCACAATACATGCTTATCGAAATCGACTCGTCATATTCGTTGTCCTCCTGTGTCGGTATGTAAACAGTGAACTTGTAATGGCTTTCCTTGGCGTATTTCAATGAAAGTCCAGGAGCGGTAAAGTTATCAATGTTTGCATTGACCGTCTCAGGAGGAGGCGCTGTGTGCGCCTTTGTAACGTCATCTACGTGGTGTTTCCCGTCGTAGTCGGGGTCGTAAGATACTGGAAGGTCGCCTATACGGCACCTGATGAAACCCTGATGCACGGGCACAGGATTTCGTACAAGGTTACGATGCAACTCCCTGACAGTTCGGGGAGTGTATATAGGCATTTTCTCAGTCATATCTTACTTCTTTACCTGAACTGAACCGACAAGGTTGGTCTTGGAAACCTTCGGAGGTTCCTTCTTGTACTCAGGCTTACCGAGTTCAACAAGCTTTTCCGTCTTCTTGCCGTCCATGTCCTTCTCGACATACTTTGCGTATGCCTTCGGGTTCGGGTCCTTCATCGGCTTGTCGCTCGTGACAACACCGAAGTCATCACGTCCACCGACATTGAGAGTCGGCTTCTTCTGCGGCTTGACGATGCCAACATTGTTCGGAAGGTTGTTCGTTCTGATAGCGGCGATGAGCTTCTTCATGTCTTCAATGGAAACTGTCTCACCAGCCTTGATTGGCTTGATTGAGCCAACAAGAGATTTGCCGTTGACTTTCGGGGCTCCCTTGACACTGTAAGTCGTATCGATTGTTGCATCGACAGGCTTGAACTTAGGGGTTCCACCAGCTGCTTCCATCTGAGCAGTCTTCTTGACTTCTGGTTCCTTCTGAGCTTCACTCGTAGTTTCCTTGTGGCCCTTGATGCGTTCAGCCTTCCACTCCTTGATGGTTTTGAGCGGCTTTACACAGCCAACCTTGTCGTTCGGCATGACCAAGCCTTTCCTGTTCGGCTTACGCATTGAATCGGTGTCTGCGGTGGAAACGGAAGCGGCGTTCCAGAACGGGAACACGTCGTCCACATCGAGCGTTTTAACGGGCTTCTTAGTCTCCAAGTGAGCCTTCACTTGACCAAGAAGTTCTTTCTCTGTCGGAATATCAAACATATCCATAATTATACCTATCTGGCTTTTGCCAACATTGTTATGCAAATAGTTTATAATGTTGCGGTGGCGGAATAAGCGGATAAGCACGCATTTCATTCGCATCAAGGTTATAAACTATTTCTGAAATACTTGGTGCAGTGCAATGGAAAATATCTTCATAGAGGCCGTAAACAAGTACGATGGATTGGATGACACCAGAAAGGATGCCATCGTGTCCCTATATCGTACCTTGTTCGAGGCTGACGAATCAACTGAGAAGAAGGACGAAAAGAAAGACGAAAAGAAGGATGATGAAAAAGACGATTCTGATAGTTCAGAAAAGGAGCCGTTCAATATAATCAGGAACAGCACTCCTTCAAACATGACTCCCGCCAAGAACCGCAAGATTCAATATATTGCGTTGCACTACACTGCTGGCAACTCGTCAAAGACTGGCTCTGCAACGAGAACTGTGTTCCCAGCAAAATGCTCTGCCGACTTTATTGTTGACGATGGTGAAATCTATCAGTACAATCCTGATTTGGATAACTACTACACTTGGGCCGTTGGCGTTACCAGTGATGCACTTGAAGAATATAAGAACACGGCAAAGATTGGCGGTGCTGCACAGTATCATAACAAAGCTACAAACGCAAACACAATTTCAATCGAGATGTGCAGCAACTACAGAGGCAAACGAGCAAAGGGAACATCCCCGTTTGACCCTAACTTTTATATGACGGAAGCGACATTGGCTAATACTGCCAAGCTTGTCGCTTACCTCATGAAAAAATACCCTGGTGTACAGATAGTCCGTCATTTTGACATCACTGGAAAGCCATGCCCTGGCCCGTGGTGCAGAGACAATGAAGGCGACCAAGCGTTCCGTTCGTTTGTATCAAGGTGCGGTTCAACTCCTCCACCTCCTGACCCAACTTATCAGGATGTTGAAGATAACGCGATGGAAAAGGATGAGGAACCACCTTGGCCAGATTTCGGTCGTTTCTTTGCACCAGATAAGACGAGAACTGCAGCCGAAACGGTTGAATCGAGTATTTCGGGAAACAATGTTGTTGACGGATTTTTGGGAGCCATTAAGACTCCTGCGGGCAAGCTGATTGCCGATGTCATCGTAAAGAATAACGGACAAGTGTCCAAAGATGTTGTTAAGGATTTTGCAAACATGGTTGTCAAGAACCCGGAGATGTTGAAAAATGTACTCAAACTCGTCCCTAAAAAATAACTACGCCTTGATGGAATCTGCGTTGAACAGTATTGAGGGTCTTGACACCGATACGGTCAGAGCCATCATTGATTTGCACAAGACGATTTATGCCCCGCAGTTCGAAAGCGCTGATGGTGTAGCGAGTGCTGCACTATCGACTGGAATGAACGGTTACTTCATCGGTGCTGGTGCATTTGGTCTTGTTTCTGCAATTGGGGGTGCTGTTGCCGCTGTTGCTGGCGCTCCTGCACTTGGTATAACTCTGGCTGGACTAGGTGTTGCTGGTGCAGTCGGTAGCCTTATCTGGTCGATTTACGACGGGTATGGTTCCGCTACTAGAGCGAAAGATGAAGCTAGCCGTGCTAACCGTGAAGCAGCCGCCATCAAAGATGCAAATGCCGCTGTGGAAAAGAATTTGTCAAGCAACCCGTTCACAAAGTATGCTACAAATGCCGCAAAGCGCACAAGCGAGATTTTGTCTAAGACTGGTGGAACCCTGTTTGACAAGGTTGATGCTGTTGGACAATCTGTAAGCCATGTTAAAGAGGATAACACGACTAGCATGGATGATGATGACTTTGAAGAAAAGTACGGGTTTACCAAGGACCTTCAAATCGTCGATGCGACCAAGGCTCTCAACCATTCGTTGCAGTTCTACTTCCTGATGAACGGTATGAACGAGAACGGAAACAAGGTTATCGACAAGAAGGCTTATGCAGAGTTCCAAGAGGCATTTGAAGATTATTGGGAAGAACATAGGGACTTGCTTCCGTACCTGAACGAGAAGGCGGCAAAGGCAAAGATGTTCCCTGAGTTCGTCCGTCATTATTACACCGATACATTCATGCCAGCGTACAAAAGGAAACTGGTAAAGGCAATCGAATCTAGTGACGAGAACAAGAGCGTTGCAGAACTGGAAGCGGAAGGCCGTGATGAATTTGGTACGGTCGTTGACAAGAATAAATACTATGCGTCAATGGGTTTTAGTGCGGATGGAAAGGTGACTGACATTCAGAAATTCTCCAATGCGTTTATGGCCAAGACAGGCCTTGACCTGAGCTACAATCCTGTATCTCCTGAAGGCCATCGTCTACTTGAACGCATGATGAAAGACCCGTCAAGCGAATATCTGAAATACCTCCCTGCTCCCGTGTTCCTTATGACCGAGGAAGACCAGAAGCCGTTTATCGAGAAAGCGAAGGACCCAGACCGTCGTGGAGACTCACAGTTTGGCCGTTATGGTAGCGAAATGATTTCGTCTGCTGGTGCAAATCAGGCTGTCGCTGGGCAACAGCATGCTGGCCAGGAACAGCAAGTGGGACGTAAGGTGAAAGGCCCTGCACAACAGGCTGCAAGGCCAGTGGCCAAGCAGGCTGCACCTAAGCAGGATATTACAGACGCTCCTGATGTCATGAAACAGGCCCCCCAGTGGCGTACCGTTGGTAAGGCTCAACTGGCCCAACTCTACGGAGTGGCGAATGACCGTGCAAGGCATCTTATGCGACTAGGTTACATCATGAACATCAAGGACGGAAAGTTCTACCGCATGAGTGACGAAGACAAGAACACGATGTCGAAGATTGTGTTTGAGGAAATGGACAGACGGTCCCATGAGAACGCCCAAAAGCGTCGTCAGGTGGCTTTGAACCAAGGTCGTTTAACAAGGGCGGAAATGACCCAATCGGAAATTGACGCTTCCAACAAGAAGGCAGGATTCCCGCAAGGAACATAGATAGAAATAAATAAGGAGTGATACATGCCATTTAACGGAATACCTAATTTGCGTGATGCAAATGAGCCTGTGAAGCTCGACCTAGAGAAGTTGAGGGAAATCAAGAAGTGTGCCCTCGACCCTATTTACTTCATCCGCAATTACGTTTACATCAACACGAAGGACAACGGTATGCAGTTGTTTGACCTGTACGATTTTCAGGAGGCGGCGATAAAACGCTTCATGAAATACAGGTTCAATATCAACAAATGGTCAAGACAGGTGGGCAAATCGACCATTGTGCGTGGCTTCATCCTTTGGTGGGGAATCTTCCACAAGGACCAGTTGATAGCAATGATTGGTAACAAGCTGTCGTTGGCTAAGGAACAGATGCAGCAGCTCCGTGATTCGTACAGTAGGCTCCCGACATGGTTGCAGCCAGGTGTGAAACTCTGGAACAAAACGTCAATCCAGTTCTCGAACAACTCACGTATCATCGTGTCTTCGTCATCGCCTGACAACATACGTGGTTTCTCCATTAACTTGTTGTACCTTGACGAATTTGCGTTCCTTAGGCCGAACCTTGCAGCTGAATTTATTGCTTCCGTTATGCCGTCTATTTCCTCTGGTAAGACGACCCGTTGCATCATCACTTCGACCCCTAACGGAATGAACCATTTCTACGACATGTGGCAGACATCGTTGGAACTGGAACAGGCGGAAGCCGAGTTTGATAAGGGAAACAATGACCTTTATGTTCGCTCCGTTGTTACATGGGACCAAGTACCTGGCCGAACCGAGGCGTGGGCGAACGCAGAAAAAGTCAAAATTGGCGACCAGCGTTTCCGTCAGGAATACGAATGCGAGTTCGTCGGTTCTGGTATAACCCTTATCGACTACCGTTGCTTGGAAAAGTTGAAGGCCGTTGACCCTCTGCCGTTGGATAGCAGTATATGGCCTCCTGAGCTTGCTGACATTGTACGGGATATTTCGATGAGGGCCTTTAAGTACCCAGAACCTGCTGGTGTTATGGAAGCGAAGGGTTACTCCTATGTTGCATCCATTGATACCTCGTACGGTATGCGTCAGGACTACCACGTATTGCAGATTGCGAAGGTTTATTCTAACATCAAGTGTGAACAAGTGTTTGTGATGTCGTCGAACTGCACGGAAGTTAACGACTTCTGCCGTATTGCGAACATCATTCTGAAATTCTATCACAACCCGTACCTAATCATCGAATACAACGGACCTGGAAAATCCACCTATGACTATTTCTTCAATACGGCAATGTACCCCAATATCCTCAACTTTGACTTGAAGTGCCGTGGTCTGTGGGCAACGCCGACGTTGAAGAGCAACGTTGTCATCCTTCTGAAAATGTATGTCCAGCGTGGGTACATCAAGGTGTATGACTACGATACAATCATGGAACTCATGACATTCACCCAGAAAACCCAGAACACTTGGGGTGGCGGCGGAAACACGCACGACGACCATGTGACATCTCTATACTGGATTGTTTACTACCTCAATACAACGATGTACTATGGTAACTACGAGCAGATAGAGGATTTGACTGAAACTGAACTGTTACGCTTGACCGATGAAATGAGAAGCCGCTATGCTGATGCTCTCGACTTTATAAGGTCTCCTGATGCTATGGCTGAACAGCACAAGCTCGGAGCTATGGCCGAAGCGAGTGTATAAACTACAAGAAAATACGGTAGCATTATGGCGAAAGATATTAACGATTTGATGGATGGCTTGTATAAGGACGGGACGACCTCTGTAACAAAGGAGAAGGTGAATATCCTTCGTATCTTCTTGCAGCGAGCTTTTCCCGATGTGAACAAGACCGTCATCAACGATGCGTCTGCACTGCTTACCGTATACTGTTGCCTTGTCACGGAGGGCAAACATATTTCAGTTAATGGGCATGTGCTGGATGCGGAAGGTTTCCAGAAGCTCTTTGACTCGTACGGCAAAAAGGCCGAGGCTGCGTTCGACAGTCCGAAAAACATGTATGATTTCTATGGTTCTGCCATGGTCGTTGCCCTGTATGTGTACAAGTACACTAACGGATTCACCAACAAGGAAGCCATTTTCCGCAAGAATAGGGCGGGCGACAAGTCCGAACGCATAGCCAGTGCGATGTGGGACGACGAAATCCGATAAAGTCCCCTTGCAATTTACATCACAAAAATATATATTTTTGGGGAATATACGTATTATTCCCCTTTTGAGGATTGTTATGCCAGAAACACCTAAGGTTATTCCTGTTGTTCCACAGCCCACCGATGAGAACGGGGTGGTAACTGTTAATGAAAACATTGAAAAACTTGCCGATTGGATGAAAGATAAGGTCAAGACCAAGAACAAGAAGGGCAAGTTCGATGTGGATATCATGCTTCAGAACATGGTCGAAAACATCGGTGATGGCCAGATTAATGCGAACGGACTACTCATGCAGGCCCAGTTGCAGCTTGCCGACCTTGAACATGACAGGGCGACCAAGTGGGGCGAACTGTTTGAAAAGCTGATGAGTAGCAGACAGCCTTTCGAGAAGACCAAGGACAATGTAAACATGTACCTATCTGGAAAGGCGGAGATTGCCGACCTTGATGTTAGAATCAAGAAGAAACAGGCTTATATCGATAATTTGAAGGGATTTGCGGATGCAGTCAGGTTCTATCCTAAGAATGTCCAGACTATTCTTGACCTGAATTCTCTTGCCGTAGAGTCTGGCAAAAAGGGCCTTATCGACCTTGATAAAGAGGTGGAGGAAGACAAATAATGTCTGACGAAACTTTTAACCCGTTTAACATGAATATGCCGTGGGATGTTGACCCGAGCAAGGAGTCAGCTCCTGTCGAACCTAAGGATGAACCAAAGGCCGAGGAACAACCTGCAGAACAGAAACAGGATATCTTCACGGCGCTTGAAGAGAAGTTGAGGCTTCCCATTGGTTCGACCAAGGAAGGTATAGAAGAGACCAAGCAGATGGTCAACCAGATTAAGGCCAAGAGTCAGATTTTCGAGACCAAGGGAACAGCGCTTCTTGCACAGGAAAAACTCGGAAAGCTCACTCCTGAACAGCATTTTGCTGAATGCGCTCGTATTAGGGCCCAAGCTAACCGTCTGTACGACATATCGTCTAACCTCATGGACAAGCTTAATGACCAAGTTGAGTCATCTCTGGATATGAGCGACAAGATGTGGTCTGCGGTCAGTTCCATGATTTCCAGCGTAGGTCAGAGCTTGGAACGCCTATTGAAGGTGACTCAGGAACTTCGCAAGGAAGAAGACCTGCTTGCAATGGAAATCAAGAACATCGAGGATGCCAAGCATCTTACAAACGATGATGGAACCATTGATGCTACCCCAGACGATATGAACAAGCTTATCCTCTTCTTCCAAGAAGGCGAAAAGACTGAACAACAGAAACAAATTGAAAACAAGGACGAAGAAAATGAGTAAAATCGGAATTATCGGCGACATCCATGTTGGGAAGACTTTCTTCCACAATCAGGTCATTACCGACTACCACAACAAGAAGCGTGATGAAATGTTTGACAAAATCATCGCTGATTTCAAACAGGAAGGTATCGACACCATCCTGTTTAGCGGCGACATCTTCGATAACCGCAACATCGTTACTGTGGAATCCCTCCACTATGTAATCGACCTTTTTGCCAACCGCATGAAGGATTTCCATATCATCACGATTACTGGAAACCACGACATGCAGTACGAAAACTCCGATTGCCTCACTTCGTTGGAGTTCCTGCGTTTCATCCCGAATGTTACTCTGGTTGACAAGGAACCTGTGCAGATTACTCTCGGCAACTACGACTGGCATCTGTTCCCTTGGCTCGGTACACCTGCAAGCAAGGAAAATGCCCTTAATTACATGAAGTCTGTGGCAAAGACTCCTGCACAGCGTGACCACAATGTGTTCTTCGGTCATTTTGACATCATCGGCATGCTTATGGAAGCGGGTAACATTTCCGTCGAAGGTTTTGACCCGAACGAGATGTCCAAGTATTGCACCTATGTAATCAGCGGTCACTACCACTGCAAGTCTGCAAAGAAGATTGGAAACACCCGTTTCGTCTATCTCGGAACACCGTATCACCAGTCCTTTGCACACCTCGGTACAATCCCTGGCTACTACACCTGCGATACCGACAACATGAAAGTTAATTTCATTGAAAATACAATCGGTGAACGCTATGTCGAAGTAAACGATTTTGATGACATTGATGCCATCCCAGACCTTAGCGGAAATCTTGTCAAGTACAACAACGATGTGTCCAAGACCGCTGAGGAAGCGATTGTCCCGCTTGACAAGCTGAAAGCAAAGAATCCTCTCCATGTATTCATGTCCCCGTATGGAAAGCATGTCGAGGAGCATAATCCTGAGGATGCTGTGGCAATCGTCGAAGAGGATGACGAGGAAGCAAAGAAGGTCGTTACCATGAGCCAGATGGAAGTTGCCCGCCTGTTCATGGAAAATGCGGACCAGCCGCCTCCGACATTGAGCGACGGAACCAGCGCCAAGGATAAAATTATTTCCATGATTAGCAGTTTTGATGCGACATAATGTTTAAAAAATGTATTTTACTTGTGTAAATAACAACCTTTTATGCAGAAGGATATTATGAAAGCTACTGAGCTATATGAAAAACTCATTGAAGACAAGGTCAAAGTTAAGGCGGTCGTTGACATCATCCATGTGAACGATGGTGACTCTCGCCTATTTGGTGGTCGTTTTAACGAAGATTTCGCACACTTGTGCCCGTTCTACGATACGCTTTGTACATTCAACCACATCACGATGACATCATCCATGTTCATCGACCTTTATTCCAAGCTTGCAATCAACAAGGAAACTGTCGTCATTCTCGACAACATCAAGAACCCTGCCGTTTTCGAGGTGGTTCAGAAGATGAAGTTCAGTAGTTTTCAGAACACTGTCGGTGACACCGTGCTGGACACTGCGTATGACAAGAACGATGACGAAAAGGTTAGCGCCGAAAAGGAAGCAAAGAACGATGCTATTCGCAAGGTGAACTTCCGTGTCATCTACATTCTTGACGAACTTGTTTGGGACGGTGTTGGTGGTCGTGGAAAGACTATTTTTGAAGCCCGTGTGATTGAAGACCTTCTCCAGATGGCAGATACCATCATCGTGCCGACCTCTGAATTGAAGCATGCACTTATCGATATCGGATTTGTTCCTGAAACAAGGGCAAACGATGTTACAGTCCTTCCGTTCACGGTCTCCCCGCAAATGTATCAGGTGTACGCCGTCAATCAGGCAAGAACATACAGTGCAACCCTTTCCAAGCCGAAGATTCTTGTCAAGGGTGCTGTCCTCCCGCAGAATGTCATCGAGTTCATCGTTGCCAAGCACAAGAAGTACAACTTCACTATATGCTCTGGTTCTGAGTTCCCAGAAGACTTGATGCTTCTCCTTGCAAACGGCGATGTGCGTCATATCGTGCATTACACTGCACCGAACGTGAATTTCAAGAACATCACCAATACGTATCTCGACGAACGTGACGGTCGTTACGATTTCGTAATCCACTGCTCCAACACGCTTAACTACGATTTGGCAAGCGGTGACATTGACCCGATGTTGTCTGTCGCATGCGGTTCTATCGCATTCGCCTGTGTTCGCAAGGACTGGTTCAAGCCTGAAACTCACCTTTGCGTGAAGACGGGTACTTCGTTTACCCCGCAGGCTACTTACAACCAGATTGACAACATGATTAGCCATGCTTGCGTGACTGTCGAATGGAACAAGTTGTATAACGAGCAACGTGGTGCCATCGAAGGCAAGATTTCAGACAAGGCTGTGGCAATGGCCAGACTGTTCGCCGTCCTCATCGGTAAGGAAATGGTGAAGAAACGCTTTTCTGCCGAAAACGGTACTGAAAATGGAACAGCAGAATCAACAAACTCCGCTGAAACCGCTGACAAGTAGTGCAGAGCCGCCCCGCTTCAATGTCATCCGATATGACATGAAGTGGTACGAAAAAGGACATGACCCGCATGATTACAATTCCATGCGGGACATGTCCATTTCTGAACCTATTATCGTAGACAAGTATGAAGAGAAGACTTTGCCCGACCCGATGAGCGAAAAATTGGCAAAAATGGTCTCCGATAAACTCAATGAGAACGAAAAGGAGAAAGAGCGTATCTCAATCGACCTGAAAAATGGCGAACATTATGAAGGGCCGAGGTACGTCTTCTCGTACTATGCTGGGGTATAAAATGGCTGAACCAGAAAATCTGCTGAAACAGGCTGTCGCATTGAGAAAACAGTTGGCAGGCAATCCAATGGGGTCAATGATTTTTCAGGAACCTCCGAAAAGGAAAGTTGTCAATGAAAGACAATCTGTGAAGATAGTCAAGCCTGTTAAGAAGTCCTTCAAGATTGAAGAGCCAGAACAGGAAACGGAAAATAAACCTACCGAACGGCAAAGATGGTTTGACCCGCACAAGATATTCCCTGCAATGGATGCCCGTACCCCTCATGTTACTGACGAGCAATACGATTCGATGTTCTATCATGAGAAAGGCGAAACTCCTCCGAACGACGTGCATCACATTTCTGGTGAAGAGCTTGCCCGCAAGTATTCTCAGGCTGCTGCCAACAGGGTTCCTCCCCCAGTCAATCAGGAACCACAGCAGGGGTTCGCTCCCCAAGCAGCCATTCCTCAACAGCCGCAGGTAGCGGTTCCTTCTCAGACACCAATAGTTGCCGTACATGAACCCCCACAGACAAACGAGGAAGATTTTCTTCCGCTAGATGAACTTCCGTCAAAGGGAATGTTCTACAAGACACCGATGCTGGCCCAGCCGTTGCGACTAATCGACATGCTGATGGTCGAAAACATGGACAACGAAAACAAGATGGATTCTATTACCGAAATCCTCGGTCGTCGAACCCGTTGCCCTGGGGGTCCAAAAGAAATATTGACTGGTGATGAAATATACACCTTGCAGTATCTTCGTGCATCGACTTTCCCAAAAGACCCGTACACATGGACAACGTTCAAGTGCGAACATTGCGGAACGGTCGTCGATGACCCTGGCTACAAGATTGACTTTACAAACATGAGGTTCCATCCGAATACTGACCCGACCGAGCTGTTTGAACTTTATAAGGAATATGGCTATCATCCCATCGAAAAAATCGGCGGAGTTAACGCAGTCGAGGTCTATGTAAGACGCAGATACCATGACTATGCTTACAAGGAGCAGATTGAAACTTGGAAGCAACAGGGGTTCAAGCCGACCAAGCCGTATCTCGCCCTATTGAACTTGGCTCTTGTCGTTGACATCCCAGGTTGCTATACGATGCAGTCAAAGATAGATTTCATCGGTAACCTGAACAAAGATGACTCATGCAGGTTCTTGTCTGAATTGTCGAAATGCTCTTTCAGGACCAAGACGATGGTTGCACATACGTGCCCTACATGCGGAGGTGTGACGGTGACCCCGTTCCCCTTTCGGTATTCTACATTCATTTCCTCGATACAGATTAGCAAGCCTAAAGAAGCGTAAGATATACGTGACAGCGGAAACGTCTACATCTATGGCTGAATGCGACCGAATGTTCTTCCCAGACTTCATCGAGTTGAGCGATTATGTCATAGACAAGATGAAATCCCGCAGAAAAGTGAATAAAAGTAACGAAGTGACCTACGGCTAATGCCGTAGGCTTTCTTTTTTGGGACCCCGAGGTATAAACTATTGTTAGTTCATTACTGAGGAGTAATATGAATCCGTATAAAATTTTTGTGGAATCAATGCAGCAAGCTGGCATTGACCAATGCACTATTGATGCGGTGGCTGCTATTCACAACGCCATCTACGAGGCAGCCGAAAACGACTCGGATGACGATGATGATAAGAAAAAGGGCCAAAAGAAGAAAGACGAAGAGCCAGAGAAACCAGAAACTGAATTTGAAGCTCCTGATACTGACCCTGAGGATGACGGCGATGAGGGCGAAAAGTCTGACGAAGAGTTTGACGCTCCCAATGATGACCCTCCTGATTTTGAACCTGACGAAAGCCCAGAGACAGCCGCAAACGAACCGAACGCTGACGAAGGCGCTAAGGCCATCATGTACAACATCCTGACGCTCATGAACGCCAAGCAGAATGCATACCAGCAATACCACTGGAATGCAGAAAGCAAGGCCCTGCACGAGAAGGCACAGGAATGCTACGAACTCTATCAGGACACCAAGGACAAGGTTGCTGAAACATTGCAGGCGACATACAACGAGGCCATTGATTTCAAGGTATGGTCTGGCAAGGTTCCTAACCTGACGGACAAGGGTGCTTTCCTTGCATCTGTCGATGAAGACCTTGACAAGATTTCCGAATTCCGTTCCCAGCTTGAACACTTCGAGACATTTGGCCTTAACGGTACGCTTGATGGTTTCATTGATAGCTTGACGGCAGTCAAGTATCACCTCATCCGTTTCTTTGAAAACAAGGACGTTTAACTCACGGGTCAATATGAACGATAGTCTTGACAAAGCGGCAATGTTCTATAACAGCATCGACAAGCTTGGACTGACCGAGGCCCAATCAGCCGTCGTGTCCGCATTGTTCGAGGAATGTTTCAAGCATCCCGAGGCTAACTTCATTTATTTCAGCCCAGAGCACCCGCAGATGTTTTTCACGTTCAGGGGAATCGAGGAAATATATGCCCGTACCCCCCACCTCGTCAACCGATTCACATATTGGTTGCACCACGAGTTGGTTGACGGTAGGATTCAGAAGTTCGAGTCCAAGCAGGCGTTGAAGGAATTTATCTTGGCTAACCTTGATATGTACTACACGCCGCAGTTCGGAATCAATGCTGAACAAATAAATTCGACCAAGGATTTCAGCATCGGGATTTCACATACCCCCGATGGCGGAATGAAGGGCCGAATCAACGTTACGTCCAACAAGACGGGCAAGCCACTGTTCAACATCACTTTGAAGACGGGAGACCAAGAAATCTATTCTAGGTTCCCAGAGAGGAAGATTGCGTAATGCGTAGAAATCCCGACATTTACACTTTGCCGCCAGACCCGCTGCCAACAATGCTGATGACTCGTGACGATATCACCGAGTACATCAAGGCTAGACTTGGCTATCCTGCGACGGAAATCGAGATGGAAGTGGAGAACCGAAACGGCCTTGGCCATATCGCTATGGCCATTCAGGACTCTCTCGACTACTTCTACCGCTATATGCAGTCCGAAGCAACTTACAGCGACTACATGGTTATCCACCTTAAACAGGGAATCATCGAGTACAGGGTTCCAGACAATGTGTATCAGCTTGTCGATTTGAACCCGAGCTACGGTAACACGTTCAGCCCGATGATGGCATGGGATATCGGCCCAGGTGAATCCCTGATGGGTGTAGGAGGTGCTGGTCTCGGTGGATTGGGACAGTTCGACCTTATCACCTATGCAGGCGCCCTTAGGTACTTACAGGATGTTAAGAAGATTGTCGGTACGCAGTACAGCGTCAAGTTGCACCCAGTCGAACACCGTATGCGTGTCTATCCTACTCCGAAAACGGACAGGAATGCAATCGCTAGGGTTTACTTGAAGGCTAAGCAGGCAGAAGTGTTTGCCAACCCGCTGTTCAGGGACTTCGTGGTGTCTAGGGCTGGCATGCAGCTCGGCATCATCCTTATGAAGGACACGGTTACCCTGCCTGGTGGTGGTACGGTGAACGGACAGACGATTTATACCACTTGGAAAGAAATCAACGATAAGAAGCTAGAAGAAATCAAGAACGAATCCGCAAGGCCGTTCATGATGACTGATTTGTCTACTTAATCCTTGACGGTCGTGATGTTTTTATCTAAATTAGGAGGACGACATGACAAGACGACAAAAATATACGGAATCCGTTTCCGTTCAGGAAGATAGCCTCCCAGTGAAGGAAGCTGATGTCATCGAACCTGCAACGCAGGACGCCGATGGCAAGGAGCAGAGAGCTCCCTTGAAGAAGAAACGTATCAGGCACCGCCAGACGGTAAAGCTCCACAACAAGAAGCTTTCGGTGGCGGTCATCTGTGCCAATCCGTATCTGAGACAGTTCTTGTAAAGGAAGTGTTATGACAGATGAAATTAAAACAAAACTGGCTTCCCGTTTGAAGGAATACTTTACATTCCTCTTTTGGGCTGATGCCGACCAAGTGAAAATCATGATGAAAGTCCTTAACGAGACTGCTGTCATGGTAAGGGTTCTTATGCCATACATGGGATGGAACACTGAAATAAGGACGACAATTAACGGAGACCTCAATCAGCTTCTCAGCGATGAATATCGGGGTAGCGAGGACCTAGGTGGTGCGTTCGATATTGTCCCGTTCATGAGCGAAACTAAAATATTGGTATCTACGGCGAACACATACAACGGCAAGCCGATTTCTGCAGAATACACCATTAAGCCATTAGATGGTGCTGGCATGAGCAAGATTGTTAACCAGACTTTCAAACAGTTCGAGGACAAGGTTCGCAGGGACATCTACGACATGAAGAAAGCTGGAACATTCGTTGACGACAGCGTTGCAGCCGAAGATACTTGGGAAACGGTATAAACTAGATTTGATTAAGGTGGGTTTATGGGAACCGACATGTAGGATGAGATTATGGGAGTTGAGAGCGCATTGCCGAGCATGATAGTCGGTGGTAACGTAATCGGTTACAGCGACCACAATGAAAACCTCTACAAGGAACGTGATGTCATAGGGGAGTTCAACCGTCGTGCAATCAACGCTCCTGGCTATGGGCACAACGACATTCTTGCCACGATAGAAAGCTTCAAGCGCAATCACGGTTACGAGTTTGAACCGCTGACCGACTATGACCGTAAAGAACTTAGTACGAGCAGCGTTTCCACTCCTTCTGGAACTACGACGACGCTGGTCAAGAGGGGCACTGGTGAACCTACAAAGGCGGTGACAGTAAAATCGCCTGAGCCGATGGACCCTGACGTAGCACAGGCAATGAGCCTTCTCAAAGACTGCATACTGCAAGGATAAGACAATGAAACAGATATACATAAAAATAAGCGAGGCGAAGGAAACGCCCTATGCTAGGAAGCTGCGGATAGCGGAGACGGAAAACGGTCGAAAGCTACGATGCAGGATGGTTGAATCAAAGAAGAAATATAAGAGAAGTCGGGAAATACCCGACTTTAATTTTTTGTGTATAAAAAGTCTTGCAATCATATATAAAAAGTGTTATATTTCCTTATAAATAAGAAGGAATGGTACACATATATGCAAAAAATTCTGGATAAATAGACTAGCTACCGTTCCTTACATGAGGAGCTATGATAAAAAAGGAAGTGGTGTATGTAGATAAAAAGGTACTATCCGAATCATATAAAAAATCACAGACATACATAAGTGCGTTAAAAACAAAACTGAATATGGTGAGTACAGGCAATATAATCAATTCCATCATTGGACGGTGCAAGACGCTGTTGAATAGTGAAGACCCCAATGACAAGAAAATGTACCGCCTATATCGAGACATTGTAATCGGCAATTACTCGCTTTATCTAATCAACTTATACAACAATTACGCTAAACAGTATTTACTGGATGCCAACGAACTGGTTCATATACCTTATGTGAATTTCAGTACGCTGGTTAGAAATTTTAACCCAGATGGTGGCGCATCGTTCAACTCGTACATGGTGCTGTGCCTTCACGGCTACATCAAAAAGTTCATATCGGATGATGCCCTTGTGCATGTAAATCCGTCCAAGAAGGTTACCGTAACCTATACGGAAGTTACAAAGCAGGGGGCTGACGGAGACTTGATAGAATACCTGACATCGAACGAACCGTTTAATGCGGACTCGCAGGGCAAGCTCCAGTTTGCATCAAGGATGTGCGAGGATTTCGACCCGCAAATGCAGGACATGTACGGCTACCTTGTCACGACGGAATCTCCTAAACAGGCCACTGAAATATATGCCGAAGCCCATCGTTGCAGCAAGTCCAAGGCCAACCTTATGTTGTACCGAATGCGGCGAAAGATAAGGATGGGTTGGGAAGCAAAGAATTAACACAGGAGTACACTATGGATTGTTCAACTTACAGGAAAAAACGTGTTAGTCCCCCTGAATACGACATTCAGGATATGGTTGACGATGCAATCAACGTGATACATGCGTCTAGCTACATCGCACGAAACAGGGCGTATCTGGACAAGATTAGCAGGGTGAAATTCATATACAGCGAAGAGATGATTGCCAATTCGTTCGCTGCAAGAACTGGGGTCAACTCGTACGGTGTTTATACGTTCGCTGGATTGAGCCTGTTGCTATGCACCTGTGCTGCGGTATTCAGTGAGTTCACGAGTAACCACAATGCTGCTCAGGCAAAGAAGGCGTTGAAATGGCTTTTCGGCCATGTGTTCACCGAGATTTTTGCATATGGCGATGAATGGGATGCAATCATCCCCGAAAAGATTGATGAGTTCTACCGCCGTTTCCCAGAATACCTCGTCAAGGAAAACTATCCCCGTTACATGGAACTCGCCCGCAAGATGATTACGTTCGTCCTTGGGCATGAAATTGGGCACATCATGCTTTGCCATTGCGATAGGACCAACGGCAAAATGAACAATGTGTCCCGCAATAATGAACGCTCTGCTGACCTCTTCTCTTGCTCCATATTGCAGGGAACTGGCTTTGGCAGCTCGTTCGCCGAGGGTGCAATCTTCCTGATTCTGACCTTCTATTTCATGGGCACAAAGAAGGCAAGGAATTTGCAGTACGGCACACACCCTGGCCTTACAGACCGTGTAATGAACATTATCCAGTCGTTCAAGAACGAACTCCAGTTCGCTAATATCAGCGAGGCGGACATCCTTTATCTTATGAAATAATTATGAAGCTGCTCTACATTTACACATTTTATTCTACTGACGCATGCCGTATCAGGAACTTTACCGCTTCCATCGAACAGCTTAAAGCGGTTGACCCCGAAGCTGACATCTGCGTTGTCGAACAGAACGGTCTTACAAAGATTCCACCAGTCACCTTTCATCACAAAGTTGACATCGAGGATACGAACTTCCATAAGACGGGCCTGCTTAACTATGCCGTTCAGAACCACCCAGACTACACTCATTACGTGATGATTGATGCCGACTCTTGGATAGATTCAGGAGTTGTGGACAACATTCATAACCACTGTGATGACGCCCCGTTGGTATTCCCGTACGAAACCTGCGTTTACCTGAGCGAGGCACAGACCCGCAGGAAATGCCGTCACGATGCAGTTGACATCCCTCTGCGTTACAACGCCAATATTCCTATCACCCGTCAGACTGGACTCATCAACTGTTTCAGCAAGGAAACTTACCAACAGGTCTGTGGTTTCGACGAGGAGTTTGTTGGCTGGGGTGCAGAAGACGATGCGTTCGTGTTCAAAATCCGCAGGGTTACTGGCAAGCGTGAATTGCGTTGCAAGGGAGGTGTTGTCCTCCACCTCTGGCACAAGAAGGTCAATGACCGTTCCTACCTTGAAGGGGTGCGGTACAAGAAGAACAGGGCTTATTGCTCTCTGATTCGCCGCATGACTGACGATGAATTTAAGCGCTATCTGTCTCATGAAACAACTCTTGATGATGTTTACAAGGACTTTGCCGCACGAGGAGGTATCGAGGGAGATGCCACCCTTATCGTTGGCCCGAGCCTTCGCCTGAACGTAAACACGTCGATTTACTACCTGCAGACGCTCACCCCGACGATGACAGAGTTTCTCACCGAGGTGTTGGCGGAAGATGGCCCAGATATGGTCAAGAGTTTCGTTAAAAGCTATGTCACTGAAAAAGACGCATACCCCGAAGTTCTGAAAGAGGTCGAGGCATTCTACGAAAAGCACGGTATCACGAATGACTAGCCAATTTCAAGAAAACCTGGCTGGTGGTGGGGAGTCTGCCCACAACCATCTTGCAATATCGGTGGCCTCAGTACGGCATGATGTGCGGTTTCACGAAGGCTGCTTTGCGAGCCGCCTCTATGGTTTCTTCGAGGGCGGAATCCAGTGTTCTCTATCGTCGATGATGCGTTCTTATCGTAGGGTGTTCATCAAGTATGACTCCGATGCTGACTATGATATTCCGTCTGGTTACAGGACAATCGAGTTCGGCGAGGGCAAGACATACCTGACATACCCCGTTAACGGCGACTACCACAGGCTTCCGCATAAGGTGGACCAGACCGTGGCTTACGGAAAGGTCAGGACGTTAGAGCAGGCTAACCAGTATGTCGATACTTTGTGCAAGATTGGCGGTAAAATACTCCTTGCCAACATCGGTAAAAAAGACTATATTTCCAAGATAAAGGACGCACTCGATGCACACGGCATTCCAGTCGTCGTCCCGAAGGACCATTCGTTCCATGTACTTGATACGTACCTCCGTTCATCGGCAAGGCTCGTTCATTTCGGAAACGGAAACCACGGGATGATGTTTGCGAAGGGCTGCCTGTATGCGTTGGGTGGTGCAGATTTCATCACGGATTGCGACAAGGTTGTTCCAACCGACCTGTCGGAGTTCATTAGCAAAGAGAAGCTATGAGCGAAAAGTGTGACAAAGGGTTAATCCTGAAGATTGAACGAATCGGAAAGGACCCGCTTGAATTTAGGAACGTGAGCATAGAAGCTTACGAAGGCATGAAACGTGATTTGGCGGCTGGCCGTCATTTCATCGAAGTGTCTGGTGTAGTCCAAAAGGATGGCGAAGCCTGCAACAAGATGTCCTTGCTTCCTGCCATCCACATACAAGAAGTTACAATAGAAGAACCGTCAACCCTAGAAAAAGAAGGAAAGAAGTAAAATGGACGAACTCGATTTGTTAGCAGGAAGCATTCCTGAGGCCGAAGAGCCGAAAAAAAGTATTCCCGTAGCCAAGGGTGGCTACGAAATGTGGGTTGTCAAGCATCAGCCGCTAACTGTTTCCGAAATGGTTCTTCCTGCAAAAATCAGGGACAAGATTGATACGGCATTACAACTGAATGCGTTTGGACATTATGTGTTCTACTCGACTGCATCTGGGACTGGTAAGACTACGCTATCAAAAGCAATTCCTAGGACTCTCGGAACGTCGTTCAAGTTCTTCTCTGCAAGAGAACAGTCTGACATCTTTACCGACATTGAAAGCTATGCAGGTCTTGCATGTCCTAACGGCATTCCAAGGTTCGTTGTTCTCGACGAAGCCGACCATCCGAACAGGCCCGAAGAGTTCTATCGTAAGCTTCAAGGATTGATTGAAGATACCCAGAGCACAATCCGTTTTATCTTGACCTGTAACGCTTTCCACCGTATTCCTGACGCAATTGCATCTAGGTGTTTCTCCATGTCGTTCGACTACCCGAAGGATGACCGTGACGTGAAGAATGCCATGTACAAGAAGATGATGGCCATTGCAAAGGAAGAAACCGAAGCTTACGGCGGTACTGTCGATAAGCTCACTGTGAAGGAAATCGTCGAAAAGTGTTATCCAGACATGCGTCTGATGACATCCACGATGTTCAACAACTTCCTTGAAAACAAGTGTTCTATCAAGGGTGACATCACAGTTGTTAGCACCGAGTACACGAACAAGCTGGTTGAATTTGTTCTTGCGGGTGACGACTTGGGTGCCCGTAAGTTCGTTCTTGACAACTATGTGGACTTTGACTGTCTGTTCCATAACTTCGCTGACATCATTATTTCGAAGAACATTCTTCCTCCGATGGCACGACTTGAATTCAATGTCATCACAGGTCAGTACGAACACATGAGCGAATTTCAGGTTAACCCATATACAGTTGTCAACGCCTACATCTCAAAGGTAATCCTCCTGTTGTACAAGTACAGAATCCTTCAAATGCCACAGCAGACGGCGGGTTAGTATGAAATTCAGTGTTTCTCAATTTCTTAGACACCGCATGGCGGGTGTTCCTGTTTCTGCTGAGGAAGAGGAGACTTTCGAACCGTACCTTGTACAGGTTGCTCTTGAAAACGACCCTGCGGTATATGATATCCTTGTCCAGACGAACACGCTGAGCTTCTTCCACCTTACGAAGAAACAGCAGGCTCATTCGTTCGACTGGTTGCAGGGTATGAAACTGAACATGCAGTACAACCCCAAGCGAGGTGAGCGTGTTGCCAAACTGAAAGAGGAAATTGCCGCCTACATGAAAGAATTTGGCATGGATTACAATTCAGCCAAGGCGATAGTGCTTGAAAACGCTGGAATGAAACTATGATTAAGAACGCATTGAAAGAAGAAGGAAAGATATTTACCCCGCTGAATATAGTGAATGTGCTTCTCGATGTTGCAAAGTACGTCGGGGCCGAACGCATCCTTGAACACCATTTCATGGACAACAGCGCAGGCGACGGAAACATCGTAGTTGCCGCTATTTCCAGATACTGTGTTGAACACATCCGTGTCAAGAAGGACAATAAGGGCTTGAAAGAAGCTCTTGAAACATACATCCACGCAATCGAACTGAACAAGTCGAACTTCCGCCAGTTGAAAAAAAGACTGGACGATACTGCGGCAATGTATGGCGTAAATGACGTGAAATGGGATATCCGTCTTGGCAACTCTCTTTCCATCAAGGATTATGACGGGAAGATGGACTATGTTGTTGGCAACCCGCCTTACGTCCGTGTTCACAATCTCGGGAAGCTGTACGATGTGGTAAAGAACTACAAGTTTGCTGATGAAGGGATGTGCGACCTGTATCTTGCTTTCTTCGAGCTTGGTATCAGGATGCTGAATGACAAGGGCATCCTCTCGTACATAACCCCGTCCTCTTGGATGCATTCCACATCTGGTGCGAATTTCAGAAAGTATCTTCTGGAAAACGGTAATCTCTCATGCCTGATAGACTTCGGTCACAAGCAGCTGTTCAAGGGCATCACGACGTACTCGATGATTACCTGCATCGACAAGAGTCTTAAAAATGCTGCTGTCAAGGTTGCCAACTTCAATGAGCTGGACCAGCTTTTGAACAACACTTGCGACAGGATTTTCCTTTCCGATATGAACATCGGTGGAAAGTTCTATATCGGCAATTGGAGCGAACTGAAAGAACTCCGTGAGATTAAATCAGGCAATTACCCGAAAAAGGTTGTTGTCAAGAACGGGTTTGCTACCCTTGCCGACAAGGTTTTCATCGACGCTGATGACCTCCCGAGAATGTACTGCATTCCTGTCTTGAAGGCATCTACTGGAAAGTGGGGAACTTGTTTCTATCCGTACGATGTAGACGGTCGTCCAATCCCGAAGGAAGACCTGTTGAAGCCGCATCGCTTTGATGACTCGATGGATGACTCTGTTGAAGCCTTCCTTATCCACCACAAGAAGGAACTCTTGAAAGGAAGAAAGGACAAACCAGATTTGGATTGGGTTCACTTCGGAAGAACGCAGGCAATCAACGATGTGTACAAGAACAAGCTTGCGGTGAACACATTGGTTAAGGATAACAACTCCGTCAAGGTGAACTATGTCGAGTCTGGAAAGGGTGTTTACTCTGGTTTGTACATCATGGGTAACGAGTGCCGAGTTGACATCAATGTTCTGACGGCATTGCTGACCGAGAAGCGGTTTACCGACTATGTGGCGTTGTTGAAGAACTACAAGAGTGGTGGCTACTACTCGTTCAGTTCTAACGACCTTGAATGCTATCTCAATTACAGGCTCAGCCTGATTAAGGAACCTAAAATCATCTACATTGGATAAGTAATTGGTTATGACTACGCCTAACAGCCCAGAGTATTTTTGCAGCCTAGCCAAGCGGTTAGTGTACACCGAAGCTAAGTTGAAATCCGTTGTCCGTACACTTGTAAAGAAGTCCATACCCACAGGGTATGAACTTCAATCCGTAAGCAAAATGGACACAATATCCGTGACCTATCGGGCGGAGCTTTGTAACAGGAACAAGCCTGATAAGCGGATGCTTTGCGATTTCGAGTATAAGGATGAAAAGCTGGAAATTTGCGCATCGTGCGTAAACAGGTACAACCAGTACTATGTCTATCCAGACAGGCCGTACGCTTTGAAATGCAGCAACGCCACGGAAAGTTTCCCATACGATGAAGGAAAGCTTACGAAAACACTTAAACTCTTTGACACTTTGGAGAAAATATGAAAGAACTTCATGTTAAACGATTTTATGGAACAGCCGAAGCTATTATGGTAACGGCTAACGCATGCTGCGACTTTGTCAATGACAATAAGGGAATAGATGTTGTCCAGATTGTTCATTCTAACGACGATGTATTCCTTTATTATAGGGGTAAGGAAGTATAGGAGAAAGTAATATGGAATTAAGATGTCAAGTCGAGATGCACTGGTACGAGGTCGGTAAGGAAATCCCTCGTGAAGGAATCCTTCTGTTCATGGTAACGGACAAGGAACCAGACCTCATTTACAGCGGTTACTACATCAAAGGTAGCTTCCGTATATTGGGTCAAATGGGTGGCATCCTTATGCTCAAGGATAGCAACGTCACTCACTTTGCATACATGAACAACAACATGCTCCCGAAGAACTGCAAGCCAGGTTGTCTCGGTAGCGGATGGCATGTTACCGAGAAGGAAGTACCTGACAATGACGAACCTGTCGCCATCTGGCCCGAATACAAAGGAAACCGATTTGCTGTCTGGAACAAGCACGAGGAGTGCTGGGACGATGAAACAGCGGATGACTTCCTTTGCCATAAGGATGAAGTTGAAAAGTGGTTCCCGATTAACTGGGGCGGAGCAGAATAAAAGGAGAACGAATATGTTGTTGGACGAAGATGAAATACAAACAGTATCAACCGCACTTTATCAATATCAGAGTACAATCGACAGGTTAAAGTGCATCAGGCGTACCCTGACAGATGCAGTCAATGGTCAGGGAACCTGTGAAGAAAAATACTATACGGTTCGCGATGCACTTTATGAAGATTTTGGCATAATTGGGACGTTGGACAGGCTCATCGTGGATGGCATGACGTATCTTGAAAGCAACCCTGTTAGCGAACTTATCGATAACCTCAAAGATGAATTCAGCGGGGTTCCTGTTGTGGTTGAAAACAAGGTTATGGACCCTGTCAGTTTCTATTACCCGTTAAATGGAAGCATCAAGCTGATTGGTGTCGCCCGCAACCGTGAGGCTTATCTCGCCACGCTTAAACAGATTGGTGACAAACATGTCGAGGGATGCATGGCTCTTGTTGGCGACGAGCTTATCAATGTCACGCCAGAAGGTAAACTTGCACATGAACCAAAGAGTGGCCCCGTAATTCCCGATGATACGATGGACTATCTCCATTGGAAACGTGGCGTTTAGTTAACTCCATATAAAAGAAAAGGGCAAGCATTTCGCTTGCCCTTTGTTAATTTCACGCCGATTAGACGTACTTATATCCAGGCGGAATCCAGATGGTGAACCTGTCGTACTGGAAGGTTGCCTTCCATGTACCAAGGTCGCCCACACCGTAGGTTCCAGGCTTAGGAAGTTCGACCTTCTTCGGCCATGCGTTGATATACGTGATGGAGAAGATGCAGTCACCGTACATCCAGTCGTAGTATTCAAGCGTCACCGTCTGGTTACGGAGCAGCTGAACCGTCGGGTTAGGCCAGTTGGCCTGCTGTCCGAGACCGAGGTGAATGTGGTTTGACGAGTTCTGGGCGATACGGTTCGTCTGCCAGTTGGCATCGGAACGGTTAGCCAAGGTCATCTCACCCGTGTTGTACACGAGGTTACGCCATTCCATCATGGCTTCATACGGAGCCATGTCTTCCGTACACACACCACCGATGGAGAATGTTCCATCGAGGCCAGTCTGGCCGACAGGATAGTGCTTGTTGAAGCCCATGTACTGGAAAGCCTTGGACTGCAATTCCACTGCGGGAATTGTAGGCGGTTCCTGAACATACAGGGCGAACGATGCTTCACCGTCCTGAATATCGAACTGGTCGTGGTTCTGAAGACCCATGCCGAAAGCGTGGAAGATTTCGGTGGAAATCAGCATACGCCAGCGGCTGGTTCTATACGGGTCGGCCAAGGTGTCGATGGCAGCGCCAAAGAACACCTTTTTCTTCAATTCGTCATCAATAGTCTGATTGATACCCATAGTTTACCTCCCATTACACATAAAGTGAAGTGGATTGAGTGTTGCTGGAACCATTGGACTCAACAATAGTTCTCAATGTAATCCAGCGAGAGGTCTTGGTTGGCTTCAACCTGAGGTCAACGTGCAACTCGTTCCTGTCGATTACGTCAGGCGTGTTGTTCGTATCGTCGCAGATTGCTGTGCCAGAGTACAAACCAGCTGGGTTAGAGTTCATGATTGCATCCAATTGAGCCTGCAAGTCAGACTGAATGTTGGTACGCAGGTTGGTCGTATTCAACTGGAAGACCTTTCTATCGAGGTAGTGATAGAACATCTTGTGAATGCCAGCCAAGAGCATTGCCACATGAATCTGGTCGAATGCAGAGCTTTCCTTCTGCATCGTGTAGTCACCCCAGATGAACATTCCACGGCTGTTGAAACGAGTCGGGTTGACCCTGATTTCAGTAAGACGTGCAATGTTGGAATCCGTGTCTTCAGGATACTTGAAGGTTCTAGGATACTTTTCGGTTACGCCCCATTCCGTCGGAATCACAGCGTTGATTTCGCCAGCAGGCGGCAACCACCAAATTCCGTTAGCGGCGTTAGCCGTGATGATAGAAGCCAACTGAACGGACTTCACGACTTCTACGTTCATGAGGGTGTAGTAGCTGTCGAAGAAGACGCCACGTCCATCATAGATGGCACCCCAACGGCCCTTGACACCGAATCCCTGAGCGCCAATCATCTTGCGGAGGGTCGTTTCGATGTTGGCTTCGCCTACGCCGTCAAGGATAGCAAAGCAGTCCTTACGGAGTTCGCAGACGTTGAGGATTGCGGAAATAACCGTTCCGTCGAGAGTTTCACGGTTCTTCTTGAACAGGTTCTTGATACCCGTACCAGCACCGATAAGCATAGACACGTCAGTGCCATCCTTGTCGAGGAAGAGGTTCCAAGCGTTGGCGAGAGTTGCCGTGTCGCTGTTGTTTGCTGGCGAGTATTCCCAGATTGCGTCGTAGATGATTGCAGGGTCACGTTCATCGTAAGAGAGCATCGTCGAAACAGAGTCGAGGTGACCGTTTTCAACGCTCTGAGACATGTCGTATGCGTTGTTCGTCAGGAAGTTGTCGAGGATGCCGCTGTCGTTGATGAGAAGCCTTGCACCGCTGTCCGTGAGAACAGAGTCGGCAACGTCACCAATGTAGAGGTTTCCGTCATCGTGAACGTAAGGAACGATGGTTCCTTCCATGTCGTAAGACTTGCCGTTGAAGTGGTAGGTGATGTAGAGGTACATCCTTGCGATGGCCTCGCCTTCCGAAGAAAGCACATACACCTGCTTTGCCTCACCGTTGAAGTTCACATCTTCGTACTTGACAGAAGCAAGACCCATTGCGTTGAACGAAGCACCAACGTCGTCGCTCACAAGGAGCTTGTCGGTACGCTGGATAGTTCCATCGTTGTATTCAGTGTAGCTGAATTCGAGCAGGTCGTTGTCACCCTTAACGACGAAATCTTCTGCCTGAACGTTTGCAGGAACAGTCAGGTCATATGCACCAAGCATGTTGAACTTCAGTCCGTCCTTTCCAGATAGCCAAATGTTTGCGTTGGATGCAGTCAGGTCAACAAGCTTCCATTCACTGTTAGTACCGAACTTGGATGAAACATCTTCTATTGTTTCGAGTATCACGATGTCCTTGAACGTATTGATGTTCTTGACCACGTAGATATCTTTTGCTTGGAAGATTTTGGTTTCCTCGTCATTCTCTGTATTCGGTTTATTTGTCTTCTGCCGAACGAATGCAACAAGGTCTCCAATTCCGTACTGAGTTGCAGTTCCGAACGGTACTTGAACGCCGATTGTGGTCGTCGTGTTGTACTTCGTCTTGTCAGCAGGGTCGGTAATCGGTGTTGCATTGTTACCTAGGTATGTGTTGATTGCGAAACCTTCACGGTTGAATGCTGCGAGAATGTTGTTCGTTGTAGCGGTGAGGTTGATAATCTTGTCACCAAGGCTGGTTGCTCCGTCTACGGCTTCACCGTCCTTGCCAGTGATGGCGATTGCACCAGAACCCGAAACAGAGGTTACATAGTATTCCTCGCCAGTGCTAACGAGCTTGATAATGTCGTCTGCCGAGACAGTACCGACATCGACCATGCCACGAGTATTCATCTCGGTTGGCAGAGAAGGAAGATTCTCTGGGAATACGAGGGTAACCTGATATTTCGTCGTTGTTACGTCAACAGTGTAGGAAGCGACGACCGTTATGGAACTATTGACTTCTGGTGCTGTACTTGCTGCAACCGTATATGTAAATGTCCATTTGGTTGCGCCTTTAGTCAGATTACCGTCAGTATCGCCGCCTGTCTTAGCAGTTGCATTTTCAGGGACATTTTCTGTGAATGTTCCCTCTGCAACAACAGTTCTAGTGTCGCCTTCACCAGTAACACTCTTAACTGTAAAGGCTGCCGATGCAGTGCTTGTCGTTGGGGTGATAATCTCAACCGCCTTTGGACCAGACACGTTGACACCGATGTATTCTTCTGTTGTTTCTACAGTTTCATCTTCACTTTCTTCCTCAAAGGTTGCGACAACAGAATCTTCACTATTGATTTTTTCCATGAACGCCTTTGCGTAAGCGTCTGGAGAATGACCTTCTGCTGTGTCTGGGTCGAATGTGGCAATGAGTTTAGTCGGTGCCGTAGAATCCCATTCAACATTAGTAAGTGGGACTTCGTTCAACACCTTCGGACGGTTGGAATTGACATTCAGCGTCACAATCTTTGCAGATGCGTCGCAACTTTCCTTTCCAACGGAAGTGATTTCGTAAGACTTGAACTCCGAAATGCCATCTTCGAGAGCAGCATCCAAAGTGACAGTCACTTCGTTGTCAACGGTAACGGAATCAACCGTACCCTTGATACTCTTATTGGTTCCGTAGAAGAACGTCACGCTGTCTCCAGCTTCGAGAACGGCCTTTGTCGGAACAAAGCTGATAGTCTTTCTCTTGTCATCGACGGTCAGGCTAAGCGTTTCAACAGTCGTAAGACCTATGACACGGGTAATCTTTGCAGCTCCGTCAGGTTCACGCAACAGGATTGCGTCGCCCATCTTGAACTTGGAGAAGTCAACCTTTCCGCTAGTCTTGGCGTAGTTCATCTCGCCATACTTCTTTACAGCACGGTTTGCAACTGCGGTTTTGACTTCGAGGTAGTCAACGCCAGTCGTAGCATCGTCGTTGTTGCAGAAGAACGTTGCGGTCTTGGTAGCCATCGTCGGTACGTTGTCGATTTCGGTTTCGTACTCGGCGACAACCTGAGTGTCAAGAATCTTGTTGACGGTTGCGTACACGCCCTTCTCGCTCTCAACGAAGTTGGAAGCAGGGAAGTAGATTACGTCGCCAACCGTGAATGCAGGAACGGAGTCGCAAACGAGCGTTACCAGCCTCTTGTTGGCGGAATCGCTGTTCTTGCGTACCGTAGCGGTGTAACGGTCGGCTGCACGCTTTGCTGCGGTCGGGTCGCTATTGACGATAGCGAACAGCACCATGTTGGTGTCGGAACGAACGTCGGAGACCTTACCTTCCTCGTTGAACTCTTCACCAGCGGTCAACTGGAAGTCCACGTTGGAGTTTTCCGCAATGGTTTCCTGCGTGGTGTTAATCTTACGCTTTCCACCGAAACCTGCGAAGCCGTCAGCGATGTAACGGGTAGCCGCAAAGTGGCGGATATCGAAAGAGGTGTGAACCACGTCGGTTTCGTTCTCTTCGGCTGTACGGGACTTGTCGTAGTAGTCGCTCTTGGATGCGTTGCGGTCGAAACACACAACGAAAGCGTCAGACTTCAAGTCAGACTTACGAACGTCCGTCTTGTCCACCTGTTCGCCGTAAGGACGCACGAAATGGACGTGGCCGCCGTTGTTCAGCACGGCACGGGTAGCGTACATACCCATGTTCCACTTGGGCTGGTTGAAGCCAAGTCCAAGGATAGAATCCTGATTAGCCGTATTGGTAATTTTCAGGATTTTGTTGAATTCGCCTTTCGGTGAATAGCCAACGACACCGCCGATTAGGGCGGGGTTTTCAATGAAAGAATACCCTGAACGGTCTTCAATCTTGATGGCAACACCGAAACTACCTTTTCTAGCCATAATACCTCATTTGGTCATTACTCATCATAAAGTTTATTGAGTGGCCACAATTTTGAAAAAATCTGAGGATTGACCCTTGCCGAGTAGGGGGTGAAAAATGTATCTTAATGGTAAAAAGTAGAGGCAATATGGGAAAAATCAATACGCAATTGCATCGCCTCGCCAAGTTAATTGGGTTGATAGGCATTTTGAAGGACTTTTTCGGGGACGAGGAGAAATTGAAGAAAATCTACCGAGTCCTCATGGGCGGGCTGATTGCCTATATTATTGGCAAGACCGTCTATATGTCGTATAAGGTGTTCACACAGGGGTTCGTCAAGGAAATCCACCGTCGAATAGATGAGGACGGGGAAAACGAGGGTGACTATCCGCCGCCAGAAGATGTCCCTGAATTTGACGGAGAAAAAGGGGAAGATTATGACGACTAATAACGAAAAACCGACACCGATTATTAAAGTGGATTTCAAGACCCTTGATGAATGGAAAAAGTTCGGGTGGCGTGACAAACTGAAATGGGTTAGACACGTATTCCACGACAATGTTGGAAACATCAAGGGGATGATTAACGACAACCTGACCGACATGCTGGATGTCCTGCATGATGCCACCGCACGGGGAAGCATTTATCGCAAGCTGGTTGACCTAGGCCAAATCACGATGTCGTCAAACAAGTTCCTGTCTAGCGTTGAAGAGGTTCTGACGAAGGAAACCCGTATCGCCAGTAACCAGTACGACTATATCCTGAAGTGGGTTCATGCCAATAGCGTCGAGGATGACCTGTTCATCAACGATGTTAGCATCAACTCCGATATCATCAGGAAGTTCGCAGAGAACATCAAGAAGATTTCAGAAAGCGGTGCGTTCAAAATCAAGAAGATGGAGTACGAACCGAAGTCCAAGAGCCCTGGACATGACGTAGCTGTAAACTACCTCCTCGAATACACGGGTGACGTGGAATTTGGAAAAGGCATAGAAGTCTTCGTCCACTGTTCTTACTTCAATACTACGGACAAGGCAAACAATTTACTGACTACTCCGCCAAAGGGCTCGTTCCTTGTCGCAATCAATGTCAACGGAGACAACTACCCGCTTATCGACAATTTGGAAAACAACGGCGACGGAGGATGCTTTGACATCTACCGTTCCCTGCTCATGGTCGCACTGCAGAATTATGTGCACAGTTTGGATGTTGCTAACAACTTCGTTAAGCTTGACCCGTACGGCGACCTCAGGGCGACATCTAGGCGTATCGTGCCGTTCAACATCAACAACTTCGACAAGGAGTCTGTCATCAAGGAAATGAAGAAATGCCTTAAATCGGGCAGACGCCGTGGTTACCTGTTCATGGGCGACCCTGGCACGGGCAAGACCGAGTCCATCCAGAAGCTGTTGGAGCAGTTTACCGACCTTCCTGTGTTCTGGGTTGACAGCTCGTCTCTGAGTTCCTACACGGCTATCCACGAGGTGTTCAAGACCCTGCACTACTTCCCGAAGTCCATCTGTGTTTTCGACGATGTTGACGCACTGGACCTCACCGCCAAGTCCGACAAGACCACGGCGTTCATCGAGTGCATGGACTGCAAGGATGACAGCCTTGCCTACAACGGAATTGTCATCATGACTGTAAACGAGCCGACACGAGTGCATTCGTCCATCAAGTCCAGACCTGGCCGCATAGACAAGATTATCTACATCAAGAACCCAGACAGCATTGATATTGTCTACGATGTAATCAGTCAGAGATACATCAAGGAGAACCTCCCTATGCCGTCCAAGTTCAGCATGAAGAACAAGAAGTTTGTCAGTTGCATGCAGCGATGCATCGATGCGAACTTCACCCACGCTCACATTGCTGGTATCATCGACGACATCATCTACCTGTCCGAAGCCACTGGGGCACAGCTTGTTAATGAACTTGCGGTGCGTATTGAAGAACGCATCAATTCAATCAAGTATGCCAACATGAAGACAAAGAACGGGTACTTCGACAAGGGGAGCCTGTCCGAGGCCTAGTGCATCACACATAGTAAGCCTAGTTAGATTTAACTAGGTTTTACTGTGTTTTATTCACTCAAAAACGAGGTTTGAAAAGCAACATAAAAATGTGGCAGATGGTTAAAGTAGCGCTATAAACTAGATGCACACATTAAGGAATAGATATGATTAAGTACGTAATTAAAAGAGATGGCAGACGTGCCAAGTTTAATCCCACTAAAATTTCCAACGCAATTACGAGTGCCTTTCTTGACAAGGAAATACAGTTAAGTAAAAAGGAACTTGATACCCTCACTGACAAGGTTTGCGACAGTCTTGACGCATCTACTGACAAGCAGACGGTAAGCGTCGAGACTATTCAGGATATTGTCGAAGATGTACTCATGTCCAAGGACAAGTACAAGGAAGTCGCCAAGGCATATATCCTGTACCGTGCCGAGAGAACCCGCAAGCGTGAATCCAAGAGCAAGATTATCAGCACCATACAGGAAATCAAGGCGGCGGACCTTAAAAATTCCAACATCCTCCGTGACAACGCAAATGAATCTGGTTGCACACCAGCTGGTGCATACGGAAAAATCGCATCCGAGACCAACAAGACTTACAATCTACTCAATGTAGTAGACAGGAACATTGCCGAGCTTCATACCAAGGGTTACATGCACCTTCATGATTTGAACTTGTACGACCTCACATTCAACTGCTTGTTTGCGCCTATCGGCAAGCTGTTGAAGACAGGGTTCGACTCTGGTACGGGCTTCATCCGCTCGCCAAGGTCAATCCAGTCGGCAGCATCCATTACCGCTGTTATCCTGCAGCTTCAATCCAACCAGCAGTTCGGTGGCATCGCTTCCGCCAACCTCGACTTCGAACTCGCTCCTTACGTGGATATGTCCTTCAAGAAGAATCTTTCCTGGATTATCGCGTCCAACAAGGTGCTTTCCGAGAAGAGCCTCGAATTTGAATCATTCGACGATATCGACAATGCCGCTATCGACAAGGCCATCAAGAAGGAAGCCCACGCCATCCGCAAGCAGATGGCTAAGGATGGCCTCAGCCTCAACCTCCCCTTCAAGGATGTCGTTGCAAAGTACGACAGGAAGGCAGTGGTAGAGGCCTACATCAAGACCAAGGATGACACCTATCAGGCAATGGAAGGCCTTGTTCACAACCTCAACTCGTTGCAGTCCCGTTCTGGAAACCAGGTCCCGTTCAGCTCTCTGAACTTCGGCCTTGACACCTCTCGTTGCGGTCGTCTCGTTTCCAGCAACCTTATCGCAGCACAGATGGCTGGCCTCGGTGACGGACTAACTGCAATCTTCCCGATTCTCATTATCAAGTACATGAAGGGTGTGTCCTACCTTCCAGAAGACCCGAACTATGACTTGAAGAAGGCTGGCATCGCATGTCTCGCACGCCGTTTCTACCCGAACGCTGTCGGCGTTGACAACGATTTCAACGCCCCGTACATCCGCTACGATTACAAGGATGACTTTGAACTGACCGACGACACAATCGTCAAGAAGATTGGTGGAGACCGTGTTGCTAGGTATGGTGAAGTCGCTTCCGAAAATGACACCTATCCTCGCTGGGAAGTGTTGGTTGATGGAGAATACTGGCAGATTTGCAATGGCCGTCTCCAGCACATCATCCCCGAAAGCACTGTTTCCACAATGGGTTGCCGCACCCGTGTGCTCGGCAACGTTAACGGCCCTGAACAGACAGTTGGACGTGGAAACCTTGCGTTCCACACGCTTAACCTCCCTAAGCTCGCAGTCGAGGCTCATATCGAAGCTGTCACAAAGGAAGAACGTATCAAGCTTTTCAACGAAAAGCTCGACCGTATGCTTGACATCGCCAAGAAGTCACTCGAAGACCGTTTCCAGGTCATCGCCAAGAAAACCTACGAGAACTTCCCGTTCACGATGCAACAGGGATTGTATCTCACGTCTGACGACAAGGTTCATGACATCCATGACACTATCGAAGAGGTTCTCCGCCAGGGCACCCTTTCCATCGGCTACATCGGCGTGTACGAAGCGGTTCTCGCCCTTACTGGAAAGACTTGGGGTAAGGACGATGACGTGTTCGACATTGGCTACAACATGATTAAGCGTATCCGTGACTTCTGTGACAAGACCCAGAAGGAAACCCACATGAACTGGTCCTGCTTTGCAACGCCTGCTGAAGCAGTTTGCGGACGCTTCTGCAACATTGACATGCACCAGTTCATGAGAAACAAGGTCCTGGAAGACGAACTGTTTACAAAGGATAGCTTCGATATCGAAGATGCCGAAACCTGTATCAATGTACGTAACATCGCTACTGGTAACAAGATTGCCGTCCCGTATGCGGTCGTTCTCGAAAACAAGTCTACCTACGTTGATAACTACGAATACTGCCATGATGGAAAGTGGGGTATCATCGACTCCGTTTCCAAGCAGAAGATTGGCGTCAAGTACTGGACCGATTTCGGATATCAGCTGTGGGGCAAAGGATACCTGACCAACTCCCACATGCTTCCGTTCGACCTGAAGACAACGCTTGCAAACAAAATCAAGTGGGAAGCACCATTCCACAAGATTACCAACGCTGGGCACATATTCTATCACAAGATGGATGGTGACCTCAGCAAGAATCTTGAAGGTGTCGAACAGGCGATGAATGCCATGTACGAGGCTGGAATGGGTTACTTCACGGTTACGATGGATTCCGACACCTGCATTGCCCCGCAAGCAGACGGTACGATTTGTGGTTTCCACGGAGTAATCAACGGACGCTGCCCGAAGTGCGGTAATATGTTAGAAAAATATATCATTCGTGTAAGAAGAATAACAGGTTATCTTACGGGTTCACCGCGAAAGTCAATTTTTGACGCATGGAATCCAGGAAAGATTAAGGAATGGGGCAACCGAGTTAACATCTAGTAATTCCTAAATGTGAGAAAGCCGTTTGAACTGAGTTTCAAACGGCTTTTCTGTTTGATAAACTATAATCGAAAGTTTCCCGACTACTATTATGAGTCCAAACCATAAATTGTTTGCAGACAGCCTAGACAAACTTGTTACCGACAGAGGAGATGCCTTGCTTATGGAAGCTGTCAAGGCTCTGTACAATGCATGTTTCGGGGACTCATTGATGGAGTCGATATACGATTCCAATGGGCAGCCGCTTACTGTCGACCATAGCCTCTATAACGTATTCTATATCAAACTGGAAGACCGAGCACGCTATGTGAATCTTGAAGAATATATAAATAAGGCAAAGAATCTGGCTGCCATGAGCAATGAAGAGTTGCTGGGTCAGGTTAGAGGTGTGGTGCGGTGGGCATCCAATGTCGAGCGTGACTATGCCTTTGACATCATGAAGGAACAGCGTGACATAGCGGAGAGGTTGTCCGAGGACGGCGAGGTAACAATAATTGAAAACAGTCCGACCATAGTGGGCACGTATTCCTTATTCGACAGTTACGGAACCCCCTGGGTTAAAGTAGAGTACTATGTGGTTAAGGTTGCTTCATTCGCAGGCAAAACAAAGAACACAGACCCGGAATGGTCCATGAGCCCGTCGATGCGTGATTCCAAGAGAAAAGAACGCTGGAATAACGTGAAGAACGACGAAGTGTATGCCAAGCTGTATCGTGACTTTCGAGAAGACCACCCAGAAACTTGCAACGACTTCAATGACTTCCGCATAGGCGAGATGACCGATGACGAGCTTAGGCTAGGAAGGGAGTGGGTAAAAGAGGGCAACCATTTCGTGAACCGCTGGGATAAATTTAAACGTGCGAAATAAGTTCATTATCCCTTGATTTCCATAAGTGTTTCCACGAGGCTTCCGTACTTACTGCTGGTGGAAAATTCGAGGAGGCCCTTGGTTGTAGCGTCCAGTTCGTAACCACGGTCGTACTTGATGTGGCACCTGAGGACTTCACACAGCCAGAATGCGTCGGCGATATCGTTCACTGGGGAGTCGTAGTTTCCCTTGAACTCCTCGGGAAACCATTGAGGATACATCTCCTCCCAGGCTTGGCACATCGCTGGCTTGCCCGCCTTGCCGTCACCCGTGGCGAAGTTCTTGTTCTGGTCGATGTTGTAGGCTATCACCCCGATTCCACGGTCGAAAGCGGAAACTTTGAGCGAGCCAGCAATCTGTGCGAGCTGCAAGATGGAGTTTGTGTCGCAGTTCTTCTGTTTCAGTTTACCGTAAGCTAAGTCTTCCATTGACATATACTTAACCCCATCGGTATCTTCCAGAAGGTAGTTGGTAATCCATGACAGGCGGTGGATAAGACCTATCTTGGTCCATCCCTTCGGCAGGTGCCTGATATGTATCTTGTCGGTCTCGAAACAGCGTTTCTTGGTCTGGTGGTAGCCATAGAATTGAACATCCACGATGTCAAGGTTCTTTTCCTCGTCGAGGGTCATTATCACCTTGCCGCTTGAATTTATCGACTGGTCTATTCCCATTATCTTAAACATTTTTATTCCATGTAGGTCTTCCGATGTATAAACTATATTTAATTGGAATCCATAGGATAACAACATGAAAATGAAAGCGAATGATTTGTTCGAGAGCTATCTGCACACGATTTGTCCTGTCCCCGCACAGTTCGAGGCTATCAACAAGCTGCATAAGCTCTATTTTGAAAGCCAGATGGACAAGGAAGTCGAATGTGACGACGGCGAATGCTGTGAAGATGGCAAGTGCTGCAAGGACGGCGAATGCAAGGACGGTGAATGCAAGTGTGAAAAGGGATTGAATGAAGCTGTTGGCGAAGAAGGCCTTAACATTGCAGAGGAGGCCGACAAGAACGGCCTTACCGTTCCAGAATATCAGGAAGCGGCAGAACTGTTCTTCGGTGCATAAGAGGTCGTGCGATGGATAAGAGAGGTTTCAACATGGAGCTGAACCAGCTCAAGGACAAGTACCCTGACAAGCTGGTTCTAATCGAGGGCATTCAGCGTGCCTTTAACCGTGATGTCCCTTCGATTTCACGGGAGAACCTCCTTGCCCTCTACCAGAACCCAGCCCAGTTCATGTTGAAGAAGAACTTGGCTGACGGTCTGTGGACGACTCAGCTTCACGAATGGGCTGACAATGGCGTGGAGGACTTGCTCAAAATCAATCCGATTTATCTCGGTGCAAAGAACGCCTATGGCGACACCGTGCTGATGAACATGGTTGAATACGCCATTGGAAAGACGACAGAGCAAATCAATTTTGCCTACTTGAAGAAGCTGTTGGAAAACCCGATGGTGTTCGAGTACAAGACGAGCGAGGATGGCGAACTGTTCAAGGCTAGCGTTTGGGACATCAAGGATATCACTGGACGCACACCGATAGACTATCTTAGTGACATGGCTAGCGGAACGGGAACGTGTGAAGGATGCGAACCAATCACTGAACTTGCACCGATGATTGCCGAATGGGCATCAATCATGCAGGCTGCCCTTCCAGGTGAAGATGAGGTGGTTGCCGCACTCCCCGAAGACCAGCAGCCAGAGGAACCTGAACCGACGGAAGAAGACATCCTTAATTCAATTTCTGAATACGAAATGTGTGATGGCGAATGCGAGCCGTGTGACGGTGAAGATGAACCTGTCGGTGGTGAACCTGGCTCCGAAGGATACTATCCCGAGACTGGTGCTGTCGGCGAAGTTCCTGAAGGCGACGGTGCGGACGACGCTCTTCCCGAAGGGGCCGTGGCAATGATTCACGAGGAAGTCGGAAAGGACCCGTTCATACGGGACAAGGGAAACGTGGAAAGAATCGCTTTGGCGGCAAGACAGCCTACTTAATCGTAGTTACATCTGTTCCATCAGGAAGGGTCTGGGTCATTTTCAGACCCTCTTCTGTTATACTGATGTTGTCGTCCTTGTGTTCACCAAGGGTTTCAAACTCTGCTAGAGAAGGCGGCTCGTCGGTCGCTTGGTCAACGATGTCGGCATCTGGGGTATTTTCACCGTATACCGTGTTGTACAGGTCTCCTACGGCCTGTTTTTCACGCTCGCTTATATCTGGTGACCTTTCGAGTGCTTCTAAAAACCAGTTTTTCATTTTTGTTTCTCCTTGGGGAAAGCCTTCATGGTTATAACCCCGTTTCCGTGCATCTTTAGCAGCTCGCTGTAATCACCAACCTGCCATTCACCCGAGTCAACTCCCGAATGCCTCGGGTCTTCCCAGAACGAACGGGTGTAATCCTTGATGTTCGGACCAGCCGTAAATATAGATAAAACCTGTGACGACGGGTAGTCTCGCCTTACTTTGGAAACGGATTTTCCGCATAGGTCTTTGTTCTTGAATATCTTGTAGAACACAAGGTACTTGTCATCTGGGTCTGGAACAATCGGCTTTATGACCAGTGCGAACTCCCTCCGTTCCGTACGGAGTGCCTTGATGTAGTCCGAGTCGGAGAAGTTGTGGGTAGGATATCCTCCCTCGTTGCAATAGATGCTGACTACATACTGGCCGCCGCTCATCTCCTTGATGCGGTCAATCCATTCAGTGAAAGTGTAACCGTGGCATCCACGTATTCCGCTACCGTTCCACTCACTGAACGGCAGGCGGGAGAACTGGTAGATGTGAATCATCTCGTGCAGCATCAGAAGTTCCGCCTCGTGTCTCGTTATGTTGTTGTAGAATGTGGATAGCCTTATCCTGAACGTCCCGACGTACCACTCGTGGTTCTTCATCGTGCATTCCTTGGTGCGACGTTTGTTCTTCCAGTATCTGGCGTCGCCCCCGAATGTCTTGGCGTTCACGAACTTGAACTCGATGTCGTGGGGAAGCTTCCCCTTAAAGAACATGGCGTTAAAAGCGTCGTAAGCCTCCCTCATCCAGTCGATGGTCGGCGTAAACATTACCCTTTCATTCTTCATACGTTTCCCCACGGTGTTCCCTTTAAGTTTATAGGAGCATGTAGGCATAAACTATTGGTAAAACGAGGAGAAATTATGGCTAAATTCGCTATTAGTGTCAATGGTGGGGGCGCTCTTGGTATCGGTCCCCTGCATTTCATGAGAAGACTTGAAGAAAAGCTTGGCAAGCCGCTTACACAGTTGGCTGTCGCCTATGCTGGAACGTCCACAGGTGCAATCATCGCAGCCTGCCTGTCAGAGGGCATCAAGGCTTACGACCTGTTCGACCTGTATGACAAGAACCTGTCCAAAATCTTCACGAAGTATTCATGGTACAAGAGGCTTCAACCGAGTTGCCCGACCTACGACAACAGCAACTTGAAGAAGCTGCTCCAAGAGAAGTTGAAGGGCAAGTGCAAGGACTGGAAGAAGCCTACCTACATCACGACCACCTTCATGAACGGTGAATCCGTCGAAAAGGTCTGGGACACCAAGGATGACCAAGACAAGTGGTTTGCCGTCCTTACTTCTACTGCCGCCCCGACATATTTCGATGTCATTTCCAAGGACGGTAAATACTACTGCGACGGTGGCATGTGGTCGAACTCTCCTATCATGGTTCTCGAATCTGGTCTAAAGAGGGATTACCCCAAGTGGAAGGACGTGAAGATTCTGTCCTTCAACACTGGCATGGACACGCCGAACGACGACACCAAGGGAAACCGCAACCTGCTCCAATGGGGCGAGTACATCCTTGACAACTGGGTTGCAAGGGCTGGCAAGAGCGACCTCTTCGAAGCTCAGGCAAACCTCGGCAAGGAAAATGTGTACGAAGTTTCCCCGAAGGTCAAGAAGAAATACAAAATGGATAACCTGTCCCTTAAAGACGAGATTATCCATATCTGGGATGAAGAATTTAACCGCATCGGTGACGAAGTGGTTAAGTTCATCAAGGGCTAACGCTTAGATGGCGGAGGATATGTAACCTTCGAGTTAGAATGGATATCGTATCCTCTCCATTCCATCCAGAAGCCCATCGTATATTCAGAAAGATATCCGTAAAGACGTTGTTCATACTTGCCGTGCATCACGTCCACGGTGAACTTTTCCAGCATAGGGAAAAGGAACTGGGCGTAATCGTCCGTTACCCGCTTGTTTCCTATGAACATGTTGCAACCGTAGTAGCCACGGGTGGTCAGCATCCTCTGGAACATGTAGTCAACCAGTTCGGCTGAATAGTTGTCCCTCAAATACATGAACCACTTGAACAGCATTTCCTTCACGATTGTGTCGGTGCTTGCGTTCGGGTTGTGCTTCTCCTGTGCCATCCATGTCATGACGTTTACTGCACGAAGATGGTTGGGTGACATGATTATGTCGTGCGTAGAAAGGATTTCCTTGATTTGCCTTTCGTTGAGTATTGTGCCTGGGGCCGCATTGTTGTCCGTGAAGAAACGGCGGTAATGTTCCAGCCCAACGATGTCCGTATTCACCTGTTTCCACAGCTTGTACATGCCGCCAAGCTCACAGAAGTAACGGTGGTCAAGATAGCAGTTCCTCAAATCGTAGAAAGCTCTCGGGCGACCTACGCTGATAGGAATGTCCTTTGCATTGGTTCCGCAAATAAGTATAAGCATTAGATTTCCTCCCTGCAAATTGTCGTCCTTTCAACTTCTTCAAGCTCGGTAAGCTCCTTGTTGAAACGGATATGCGGTTGAAGTTTCAGACGGTACTTGTTGAACAGCAGCCATGAACCGAAGGTAAATTCTCCGAGATAGCCGATGTGGCGATACCGCTTTTCGGACAGGGGGTACTTCCGCATGAATGCCCTCGTGTTTGCGAACATCCATTCGCAATACTTGTCTATCAGCTCCTTCCTTGCGATGAACATGTTGCAGCAAATTAGCATGTCGTGATGCAGCCAGTCGAGACAGAACTTCTTGAAACCTGGGGTTCCTTCCTCGACGATATCAAGCCAAGCGTTGAACATCTTCGTGTAATGGGAAACTTCGAGGAAGCTGTAAGCGCTCCTGCCTGGAGTGTGCTGATGGAACGTCACGATTGCATCGTATTCGTCAAGGATGTCCTTTGCATCGCATCTGTTGAGAATGCTGTACGCATGTGGGTCGTAACTTCCGTTTTCCTGCATTACGAAGCATCTGCGGTAATGTTCGAGACCGACATACTTTGCCTTGCTGTGCTTGTGGAGATAGTACAGTGCGGTAAGTTCGCAGAACCAAGGATTGAACTTGTCGATGTTCGGCTGGTCGTGTTCCTCGTCAACGAAGAAGAACTTTCTGGCAGGTTCGGCCTCCTGCATTGTCAAGACACGGTTCTTTGTGGAAGTCACCACGGTTATTTCCATTTCGTCGTCAGTACAACGGTCTTCCGTCAACGGCAATGCATGAGAAACTGGCGGGATAAGCTTGTCGTAGAAATCCTCCACCGCCTTTTTGAGCTGTTCCATGTACGGGGGAGCGGGAAGTTCCATCGCAGGGGTAAGATGCCTGATTGCAATGCCAAAGTCCTGACAGAGAATCGACATGAAGATGTGGGCGTTGTTTTCATCAAGATGGAACTCACGGAGTTCGAGAGGGGAATCACGGAGTTCGCAATCGTACATGAACGTAAATCCTGAACCAGAGTTGGCGGCTGGATAGATTGTCTCCTGAGCGCATACGAGTTCGTAATACTTGTTCGCCAAGTTGGTGTCCTTCCTTTTTTCGGCAAGGCTGGAAAGCGTTGCGACAACCTTGTCATCCTTCCGTGACACCTTGATTATGTTGAACGCTGCCGTGCAGATGCTGGTTGGGAACTGCTCGTGCATCCTGTACAGTTCTTCAATGCAGTTTGAATCATAGTTGATGTTTGGCTGGACCGAAATGATAGGAAGAGTGTCATACCTCTTCATTGCAATGGAAATCGGTTTCAACGGGTCGTGCGTCGGCTTCATAACATGGGTTTCGACCCTGTTCATCACGGGAGGTGTAAACCCTTCCGTTTCAGACTGGATGCATACAAACACGTTGATTTCTGGATTCCTGTTCAGTATCGAGTTGATTGTCTTGCGACATGAACTCACTTCACTTTCATGTACCGTCATGACGGCTATCGCTTTTGGCATTTTTAACTCCTTTAATCGCAATTAAAATATATTTTTGACCCCGAACTCTTGCCAAACGTTTTTGGATTGCTTATATTTGTAGCATGCAGCAATATTTAGATTTACTCAAAGACATTATGGAGAACGGCGTTGACCGTTCCGACAGAACTGGCACTGGAACTCGCTCCGTATTCGGACGCCAGTGCCGCTATGACCTTACCAAGGGATTTCCGTGTATGACAACGAAGAAGCTTCACCTTCGTTCAATCATACACGAACTCCTTTGGTTCCTGAAGGGTGACACCAACATCAAGTACCTCCGTGACAACAATGTGACAATCTGGGACGAATGGGCCGATGAAAACGGCGACTTGGGCCCCGTTTATGGTCACCAGTGGCGTTCATGGCCGACACCTGATGGCGGTCACATCGACCAGATTAAGAACCTTGTCGTAAGCCTCAGGAATAACCCTGATTCCCGTCGCCATGTCGTATGCGCTTGGAACGTGGCCGAAGTGGACAAGATGGCTTTGCCGCCTTGCCATTGCCTGTTCCAGTTCTATGTAGGCGGAGTTGGCAATTCTGGCAAGCGCAAGCTCAGTTGTCAGCTCTATCAGCGTAGCGCTGACACATTCCTTGGCGTTCCGTTCAACATCGCTTCCTATGCCCTTCTGACGATGATGCTGGCACAGGTCTGCGACTACGAACCGTGCGAGTTCGTTCACACCTTGGGTGACACCCACATCTACCACAACCATTTCGAGCAGGTTCATGAACAACTGTCACGAACCCCGAAGGCGTTGCCGACGATGAAGATTAACCCTGACGTGAAGGACATCTTCGACTTCCGTTACGAAGACTTCGAACTCCAGAACTATGACCCGTATCCTGCAATTAAGGCCCCGATAGCAGTATGATTGTTTCGATGATTGTAGCAATGACTCCCGACATGGTAATCGGGAAGGAAGGCCACCTCCCGTGGCATATCAAGTCCGATTTGCAGCGGTTCAAGCGGATTACCTCTGGTCACCATGTCCTTATGGGCAGGGTGAACTACGAGGATATCGGCAGACCCCTCCCGAACCGTACGAACATCATCCTTACCCGTGACCCTGATTTCAAGGCTGAGGGTTGCACCACGGTTGCATCCATCGAGGAGGCAATCAGGATTGCAGAAAATGCTGGTGAAACCGAGCTTTTCGTAATCGGGGGTGCCTCAGCATACCGTGCAGCAATGCCGTATGCAGACAAGCTGTACCTGACAATCGTCTGTGCGAAGGTGGAAGGAACTGTCAAGTTCCCCGCAGAGTGCTGGACGAAGGAATGGCTGCAGGTTGGAACCGATGTGCATGGGGTCAGGTTTGCATGTCCTGTTCTCGGCCCCGATTCCAATGACGATTACGACACGCTGTACTGTACATTTGTAAAGAAAAATTATCTTGAACGGACTATTGGTACTCTGTCTTGCATTGAACCTTACAAGCCGACAAAACAG